CTGTTTTCACGCAAAAAATCCGTTTATAAAATTTTTAAAAGGAGGAATTTATATGCCAAAGTTAAATGCATTTACAGAACGAGGAATAATATATTTTCAAGCAACCAATCTTGAAGAATTCAAGACATTGATAGCGCAAGCAGAAAAACAAGCTCAGCAGCTTAATGAAACGGTTGCTGGGCTTGTTAACTTTAAGTTCCAGTTTAAATTTACAGAACAAAATGAAAATATTGAGTCTACTTAATAGGCTCAATTGTAGCAGCTTCTTCAGTTTCTAATATCATAGATATCCAATGAACAGTCAATCTTATCAATTTTTTTAAGTCGTCAATATCCTTATCAGTAAATTTTTGGATGTAGTGTGTTTGATCGTTTCCTAACCAGACCGCTCTTGAAGCGGCAGTTTTTAATTGAGAGTTATCGATAAAATTATTAACACAAGCGCCAAGTTGTGATTTAACAATGGAGTCTCTTTTATCTGCGTTTTGCATTATCAAAAAATCCTTTATTAAAAATTCTAGGGCCTTACGATACCCTATGCCTGCAATTTCATCTAAGCCGTAAGCTTCTGCATTTAACGCCTGATTATATATTTTCACAAAATTTGGCGAGGCCCCTTCTATTAACTCATCAAAATCTTTTGCTACAAATGTTTGAGGCGCTAGAATAGAGAGAATTCCTCCACCAAAACTTTTATTTCCAGTTCCACTAGTGAGCAATACTTTGTCATATTTAGCAATGAAAGGATTATTGCAAGCTTTACATAAATACATGAATGCTATGTTAAATCTATCTGGCCTAGGTATGTTGAGCTCATAAGCATATGAATAAAGCTGGACCGGCTTAATAGCGTGTCTACACATTGGACATTCTGCAACTTCGTCTACTGTATATGAGTAACTAATGCTACCAAACAATACCATAGTTACAAATTTCAAAATCATCACCCCCCTTCCTATAAAATTTTACCACAAAGGGCACATACTTACAAAGGAGGTGCAGGCTCTATGCCAAGAAATGCTCAGCCCATAGAAGTTATCAAGGGTAATGGCAGAAGCCATCACCTTACAAAGGCGGAAATTGAGAGGCGAAAAGCTGCTGAAATTAAAATAAAAAATAAGAATTTTAAAGTAAGTGATTTAGTGATGCTGGATCCAAGAGCTCTTGAGGAATTTAAGAAATTGAAGAAATTATATAAGGACCTTGAATTTGTAGGAGCCTTGGATGAACACATAATAAATCAATACTGCTTAGCAGTTAGTGAATTGGATGATTTAATCTTTGCTCTAAATTTTGCCAGACAACAGATGCGATATGGGAGCATAGAGAATCAAAAACTTGGACTCAGTTCATTTATGGAGATCGATGTTGAGATAAGAATGAAACGTCAAGAAATTTTGAGGCTATCCGATAGGCTATATCTCAATCCTGTAGCAAGAACTAAGAATGTACCAAAGAAACCTGCAGAGGAACCACCGAAGAATAAGTTTAGTAAGTTTGTAGGTGGTGCTAGTGGATAGAATAGATAGGGCTACCAAGTATGCTATTGATGTTGTTGAAGGACGAGAGGTTGCTGGTAAACTTGTTATATTAGCATGCCAAAGACATTTAGATGATCTTGAAAGAGCAAAACTTGCTCCTTATAAATATGAATTTGATATTGAAAAGTCTCTGCGAATAATTGATTATGCAGAGACTTTGTTTATTGCTGAAGGTGAAGAGAAAGTCCAGCTTAAACTTTATCCGTTCCAGGACTTTATCTTAGGATCCTTGAACGGTTGGGTTGAGAAGGGAAGCGGTTACCGCAGATTTAGAACTTCATATATTCAACTTGGAAGGCAGAATGGTAAATCCTTTCTCAATGGTATACTAGGAACTTACTATGGTAACTTTGATGGATATAATTATGGCCAGATTTACTGTACTGCTACAAAAGCAGATCAAGCCAAAATTGTATATAACGAAATGGTCAAATTCATAAATTCTGATGTTGATCTGAAAGAATTATTTAAGGTCCAGGAGTATAAGAGTACCATCGAATGCCTTATTACTAACTCAGTAATAAAAGCACTAGGAAGAGATACAAAGTCCATCGATGGTTTTAGACCTTTACTTGGTATAGTTGATGAATATCACGCTCACAAGGATAATCAGATGTACAAGCTCCTTGAGGGTGGTATTAAGAAGATGAAGCAAGCACTCATTTCTGTTATAACCACTGCAGGCTTTGACCTTAACGGACCCTGCTATGAGTTATATGAATTTTGTTGTAATTTGCTTAAAGGTGTATTCAGTAATGAAACCCAGTTCGTGTATATAGCTCAGATGAATGAGGAGGATGATATCTGGTATCCTCAGAACTGGATTAAAGCAAATCCAACTTTAGCTTTTGATAGCGCAGCCCTTGAAAATCTTATTCCTATCGCGGATACTGCAAAAGCAATGGGCGGTTCTACGTTAAGAGATTTCATGACTAAACAACTTAATATTTGGGTGCAACTTACTGACAACCAGTATATGAAAAATTTTGATACTTGGAAAGCTTGTGCTTGTGATTTTAATCTTGAGGATTTTATAAAATTTTATGATTATCGAAAGTGTTGGGTAGGTCTTGACCTTTCCTCTGGAGGAGACCTTACAAGCTTGGCTTTAATTATTCCGTATAGTGTTGATGGAGTGAGAAAGTATTATATACACTCTCATAGCTTTATACCTAAAAATCGAATGGATGAGCATATTAAGACAGATAATGCCCCTTATGATATGTGGCACAAAGAAGGTCTTTTGACTCGTACGGAAACACTAGGGGGGATAAAGACAGATTATAAATATATCATTTCTTACCTTAAGGACATAATCAAAAAAAATAACCTTGAGGTAGCCATGATATGTTATGATCCGCACAATGCAGATGCTTTTCTGTCAGATCTTGAGGAACTAGGTTATGATACTATGATGGTCGTACAATCTGCGAAGAACCTTAATGATGCTACTCAAGACTTTAGGCTCGAAACTGAAGCAGGGAATATAAGCTATTACAAAGGTAATAAGCTGCTTACCTGGTCCATAGCCAATGCGAAAACTGTTAGTAATAGCTTTGGTGAAATTAAGATTGATAAAGACTTAAGGTTTAAGAGAATTGACCCAGTGGATGCCGTAATAGATGCTTATAAACATGCTATGAAAGCTGAATCAAATTATAATGCTAACAAATATGCTACTGATGATTTCTTAAGCAAATTATGGGGGTAAAAAATGAAATTTATAATTAAATACATTGAGGATATCCTCATATTATGTGGTTTGGCAGTAATAGTTGCAACCACTTTTTTATTGTCTACAATAGCTGGGTTATATATTTTAGGTGTTGTTTTACTAGGGTTAGGAATTTATTTCGCAAAGAATCCTCCAGAAAGGGGGTGAAAATTAAATGTTATTTAGAAATTCATCACAAAAAATTAAGAATGCTGCACTTACTACCGGAGACTGGTCCAGTGATTTTGACACTTTAATGGGCTATTTAGGTATAACACCAGATGACTTGCAGCTTACTGGCAAGAATGCGTTAAAAGAAGTTGTTGTATACACTTGTATAAAGATTTTAAGTGAAACGGTTAGTAAGTTACCGCTTAAAATTTATCAGGATAGTGATGGAATAAAGAAAGCTACAAAACATTATCTATATCCATTCTTCAAGTTGAGGCCTAACCCATTTATGAGTGCTTCAGACTTCTGGAAGTGCATTGAGACTTTATTAAACATCTATGGTAATTCGTATGCTTGGATTGACTTTATTACCGTTGGGAGGAATGCCGGTAAAATACAAGGCTTTTATCCATTAGATCCTGCAAAAATGGCTATATGGATTGACGATGTAGGGCTATTGAGTAGAAAGAACAGTATTTGGTATGTGTACACTGATAATGTTGGTAGTCAACATAAGTTGAAAAGTACAGATTTGCTACATTTCAAAGGGCTTACTACTGATGGCTTAACCGGTATAAGCCCTATTAATATGCTTAAAAATAGCATAGAAAACAGTGCTTCCGCGAGCAAATTCCTGAATAATAGCTTTAAAAATGGCATGCAAACATCAGGAATAATAAATTATGTAGGTGATTTGAGTCCGGCGGCTGAAACAAAATTCAGAGAAAAATTTGAACAAATGAGTTCAGGACTTAAAAACGCAAATAGGATAAGTTTATTGCCTATAGGCTATCAATATCAATCACTTGCTCTTAAGCTCACAGATGCGCAGTTTCTGGAAAATACAAAGCTTACTGCACAACAGCTAAGTGCTGCATATGGAGTAAAACTTCATCAGATCAATGAGTTACAAAAATCTTCTTATGCTTCAACTTCAGAGGCTAACAGAGAATTTTATACCGATACTCTTATGGCTAAGCTAACTATGTATGAACAAGAACTAACCTATAAATGTTTTTTGAATAGCGAAATACAAAATGGTTTTTATTCAAAATTTAATGCAGATGTAATCATGAGAGGGGATCCAAAAGCAAGGTATGACTCTTATGCGATAGCAATCCAAAATGGACTTAAAACACCTAATGAAGTTAGAGCTTTGGAAGAAGATCCACCTCAAGATGGCGGTGATCAGCTTATAGTAAATGGAAATTACATCCCTCTAACGAGAGTCGGGGATGCATATAATTCGAAAGGAGGTGGCGATTAACAATGTCTAAGTTTTGGAATTTTATTAAAAATGCAGCTTCAGGGACTACACCGGAATCTGTAGAGCTAAGAATTGATGGAGATATTATAAGTGACGATGATGCCTGGATCTATGAATGGTTTGGGATAGCAGCTACTTCTCCAAATGCTTTTAAAGACGAATTGAGCCAGTACAAAGGTAAAGACATTACCGTATGGATTGACAGCTACGGTGGTGATGTGTTTGCAGCTGCCGGTATTTATAATGCACTAAAAGAACATAATGGCAAAGTCACCGTAAAGATTGACGGCAAAGCTATGAGCGCTGCAAGCGTAATTGCTATGGCTGGCGATGAAATACTTATGTCTCCAGTATCAGTAATGATGATTCATAACCCGCTTAGCGCGGTACAAGGATATGCAGCAGATATGAGAAAACAAGCTGATGTACTAGATGAAGTAAAAAAATCGATAATGAATGCTTATCAGCTGAAAACCAAGAAGTCTAGCAATCAGATTAGCGCAATGATGGATGATGAAAGTTATATGTCTGCAAATTCTGCAGTAAAGCAAGGCTTTGCTGATGGCATTCTATATCAAGACAATGCTGATGATCCTAAAAATGTAATGAACTTTTCTTTTGATAGATTTGCAATTCAAAACAGTGCAAGTGTGGCAGCCAAAAGGTATTTTGACTTTGAAAATGCACATAAGCCTAAGCCAGCAAAGGATGAAAAAGAAAATGATGAATTATTAAAAGCTAAATTGGCTTTAGAGATAGAACTCTAAGGCTTTTTTAATATCTAAATTTGAAAGTGAGGTAAAATATATGTCTAAGGAATTAAGAGAATTACTAAACAGGCTAAATAACTTACAGGATCAAGCTTCTGAACTTATGAACAAAGAAGGTGTAACGTCTAGTGAAATCAAGGCTAAAACAGAAGAAATTAAGTCTGTAAAAGCAATGGTTGAAGCACAGAAAATAATCGATGAAGGTAGAGAATTTGACCCAAATGGTATTGAGCTCTCAGGCACAGCAGCAAAAGAACAAAAGAAAGAAAAAGAAGATACTAAAAATAAGTATCAGACAGCCTTTTTAAATTCTTTTAGGGGAAAACCAACTAATGAGGATATAAAAATTATTAATGCTCTCGCACCCGGTGCGCCTGCTGATGGCGGACTTTTGCTACCAAGTGATATTCAAACATCTATTAACCAATACAAGAGATCACTTCCGCAGCTTGAAAGTTTAATTAATATCATACCAGTCAACAGGGCAAGTGGTAGCAGGGTATTTGAAAAACTTGCCACAATGGTACCATTGCAAAATATTACCGATTTAAATGCTGACTTACCTGATATGGGTAATCCACAGTTTGAGAATGTAACCTATGCGATAAAAGATTATGCAGGATATATGCCAGTACCAAATGATTTGCTAGATGATACAGATCAGAACCTTATAGATTATTTAACTGCATGGATAGGTAGAAAATCAGTAGTTACAAGAAATAGCTTAATACTTACTTTAATTAGCACTTTAGCCAAGGTAACATTCGCTGATTGGAAGGCAATTAAAAAGGCTATAAATATAACTCTTGACCCTATGTTAGCAACTGGAGCATCGGTAGTGACAAATCAAGACGGATACCAATACCTTGATACGTTGGTTGATTCTCAAGGCAAGCCTTTATTGCAGCCAGATTTGGCTAATCCCGGCGGAGTAAGGTTCTCAGGTAAACCTATTGTTACTGTACCTAATACAGTGCTAGCAACTACTGGAACTACAACTAAGATGGCGCCCATGATAGTTGGCAATCTCCCTGAACTCGTAACTATGTTTGAAAGAAAAGGGCACCAAGTTGCTTCAACTAATGTTGGCGGAACCGCATTCCAAAAAAATAGAACTGAAATCAGAGTAATTGAAAGAGAGGATACCAAACTCATAGATAGCTCTGCAGCAGTTTATGGTGAGATTGATGTTACAGCTGTAATTTAATGATCGAGGGGTTGCACCCCTCTTTCTCTTTAAGGAGGGGGTAAAGTGAATGTAGAGGAAATAAAATCCTTTTTGAGGATAGACGGTACTGAAGAAGATGCATTAGTAACGGCGCTACAACTTGGCGCAGAAGAGTATCTAGACAATGCTGGCGTTATTAAAGACTACACAAAAGAGTTATACAAGCTCGCAGTTAAACTGCTCGTTGGCCATTGGTATGAGCACCGAGAGATCGTAGGTAAGTCTGATAAACTTGCTTTTTCTCTTGATAGTATAATATTGCAGCTTAAATATACCCAAGTAGAGGTGACAGCAACATGAATCCAGGAGAATTAAGGCACCGGATAAGGATACTGAAAAGCGTTACCGTTACCAATGATAATGGTTTTGAGGAACCTTCATACCAAGAAGTATGTAATCCTTGGGCAAAAGCAAACAGTCTCTTTGGTAAAGAATACTATGCAGCGGCAGCAGTACAAGCTCAAAATACAGTTGAATTTACTATAAGATATCGTACTGATTTAACCCGGGAGATGATAATTGAGTTTCAGGGTAAACAGTACAACGTTACTGATATTGATGATAAGTTTTTTCTACATCAATACCTTGTTATAAAGGCTTTAGAGGTACCTAACAATGGATAACGGTATAGAAATAGATGGATTTGACGGACTCGAAGAGCTATTGCAGGATATGACTGTAACGGAACAGGATGAGAAAAGGGCCATGAAAAAGGCATTATCTCCGATAACTGATGAAGTTACTAAGAATGCCCCTTCAAAAAGTGGAAGATTAAAAAAATCAATAAAAACCAGCGTTAAAGTAGAAGATTTTGCTGTTGTTGGGCGAGTAAGAATAAATAGTTTCTATGGATGCTTTCAGGAGTTTGGAACATCACAACAAAAAGCGAACATTGGCTTTTTTGAAAGGTCCGTTAATAAATCTTCCGGGGAGTCTATAAATATTCTTGCTAAAGAGCTCTTAAAGTAGGTGATCAATATAAATATAAAAGCTTTTTTAAGGACGATACTAACGGATCCAGAGATTATAAACTTGACAGGTGATAAGAAAGTTCATTTTCTTCATGCTATATCTCCAGTAGCTCCTTATGTGGAATATGAAATATTCGATGAGGATGGAGCTTTGTGGGCAGAAGGAGAAGAGATTTCAACAAACTATTATGTACAAGTTGATATTTTCTCTAAAGGCGATTATTCAATACTAGAAAATAAAATAAAAGAAAAAATGTTAAGTGCAGACTTTGAAAGGGATATGGCTGCTGATTTATACGAACCGGCACCGATTGATCTTTATCACAAAGCAATGCGCTTTAATTATACCGAAGGAGGTTAAAAACATGGCACGTGTTAATATAGACAGACTATTTCTCGCGTTAATAACTAAGGATGAAATAGGTACCGACAATTTGACTTTTGGAACACCTGAATATATTCCGAGTATTCGAGAATTTAATGCAAAGGTAACAAGCACAACTGAAAAACTATATGCAGAAGGTAAGGTGTGGGACCAAGACACTACTCTTGAAGGTGTTGAAATTGACTTTGATTTAGCGGATTTCACCAATGACCAGTATGCCAAGTATCTTGGACATCATTTAGCAGTAAATGGCGGTGTATACACTCAGGAGGACGATAGTGCACCATATGTTGCTGTTCTTTATGAAGCTACTAAATCAGGAGGTAAAAAGACATATAGAGCTTATTACAAAGGTAAGCTCAAAGAACCAGATGATAATGTTAAACAAAAAGAAGGGAAGACGGATTTTCAGACCAATAAAGTTACTGCTACCTTCCAGTCATTAAAATCAAACGGTATGTGGAAGTACCAAGTGGATGAAGATGATCCAAATGCGCCAGCTGACTTGGCAACAAGCTTCTTTGATAGTGTAATAATTCCTGGTGCAGATACTGTCGCACCGACGGTTACAAGTGTTCCGTTAGATTCTGCTACGGGTGTATCAAGCTCAGCTGATGTAGTATTCACATTTAGTAAAGCAATTCAAGCTTCAACTATTAATGATAACAATATATTATTGATGATGGCAGATGGAACAGCAGTTGTATCAACATTAAGCGTTAATGACGCAAAAACGGTTGTTACATTACATCCAACAACAATATTATCAGCAGGTTCTTATTTTGCGATAGTTACTAAAAATGTTAAGAGTGCAAGTGGAGTCCCATTAGCTGTTAATGCAGTTGTAAATTTCACAGTATAGAATGAGGGCTGAAATGCCCTCTATTTTCTAGGAGGTAATGGTAATGAATGTTCACGTAAAAGAATATAAGCTTAATATAAACAATCAGGAATATACTTTTGCTTTAAATATGCTATCTGCTATTAAAGTTGAAGAGAAATACGGAAGCTTTGCCGAGGTATTTAATGGCTTGCTTAATGGCAATAAATTTTATCAAAATGCCTTCAAGATGCTGTCCTGTAGCTGTAAAGAAAAAGAATGGGAGTATCAAGAACTTGCAGAAGCCTTCTCCATTAACTTTGGAGCTTTAAAAAAGCTTGATGAAATGGTACAAGATATGTATACAGGATTTGAAGCTTTCAAGGAGCCTGGAGAGAGTAATGGAAAAAACGAGGAGACCAGTCAAGGTATGAAATAGACTTTGACTGGCTATTTTATTTAGCAAAAACCCAGCTTAATATGTCTAGATCGGAGTATTACGAGAGCTCTCCCAGAGAGATTAAAAGTATTATGAAAATTCATGATGAGGTAAATGGAACGTCTAATAATGAAGACAACAAGGTTTATTCTGTTGACCAGGTGCCCTTCCTATAGCGAGGAGGTGAGATAGTGGCAGGAGATGTAGAAAAGCGTATAACGGCTAAAATGGTGCTTGATAGTAGTGGATTCAATAATTCTTTAAAGGGCATAAATCAACAATTACAAGTATCACAAACCGAATTAAAAGCAAGTAGTGCTCAAGTCGGAGTATTTGGTACAACCCAGGATAAATTGAAGACAGCCTCTGTTGGATTGAGCAAACAAATAGATTTACAAAGCCAAAAGGTAGGTTTATGGAAAGACAGTGTAGCTAAAAGTACAGAAAAAATGTACGACAATATTAAAGCTCGAGATGAGCTTAAGCAAAAGTTGCAGGATCTGGGAGTCACCCATCAGAAAATTATAGCTCAATATGGTAAAGAAAGTGAAGAAGCAAGACAATCAAGGCAGGATCTTAAAGCCATGGGTGATGAATATAAGTCACATGGAGCTAAAATAGAAAGTTCTGCAAAACAGATTAATTATTATACTATACAAGCAAATAAAGCTGATGAGGGTCTCGCAAAGTTGCAGGGGGAGCTAAAAAGGACTAATGCCGAACTTGCAACAAATGAAAATAAATGGATTCAGGCTGGCAAAGGTATGGAAGTTGCTTCAGATAAAATGAAAAAGTCAGGTGAAAAAATATCCACCATTGGTCAGAAACTTTCTATTGGAGTGACCTTACCGATTATCGGTATAGGCGTAGCCGCAACCAAGATGGCTATGGATGCAGTAGAAAGTGAAAATTTATTTGATGTATCTATGGGTAATATGGCTGAATCTGCTAGGCAATGGTCAAATGATGTAAGTAAATCCCTTGGGTTAAATGCATATGAAGTAAGAAAGAGTGTAGGTACCTTTAATGTAATGTTTTCTTCCATGGGTCAAACAGAAGATGCAGCATTAAAGATGTCTGAAGGGTTAACACAGCTTTCCTATGACATGGCTTCCTTCTACAACCTTAAGCCCGAGGAGGCTTTTGATAAACTAAAATCCGGTATCAGCGGAGAAGCAGAACCTTTAAAAGCTCTTGGTATATTGATAAATGATACCACTGTGGAACAATACGCGCTAGCAAATGGCATAGCAAAAACTACAGTTAACATGGCACAATCTAAGAAGGCTGCTATCGATGTTGAGAAGGCACAAAGAGAATATAACAAGGCTGTAAAGGAACATGGCCAGAACAGCATAGAAGCGCGAGAAAAGAAAGCTCAGCTTGAACTGCAGGAACAGAATTACCAAAAAACATTAAAAGGTTCAAAGGTTGCTCTAACCGATACAGAAAAGGTGCAAGCTCGATATGCTCTAATCATGGACAGAACCAAAACAGCTCAAGGAGATCTTGCAAGGACAATGGATTCACCTACAAATAAAATCCGTATTCAAACCGAGCAGATAAAACAGCAAGCCATTGAACTCGGCACAAAGCTTCTTCCTCTTGTAGATAAGGGCTTAAATGTGATAAAACCGATAGTTGACTGGTTCGCCAACCTTAACGATAAGCAAAAAGAAATGATAATAAAGCTTGCATTAGTATCGGCAGCCGCGGGTCCTGTTTTAAGTGTTGGAGGAAAACTTGTAAGCACCACAGGCTCTTTAGTAGGAACTGTTGGTAAGTTAAGTACAGCACTTGGAGGTGCATCTATTGCTGCCAAAGGTGTAGGTGTTGCAGGTGCTGCCGCAGGAACCGGTATGGCGGGTTTAGGAACAGCTCTTGGTGGAGCTGCTTTAGCTGCGGCTCCTTATGTGCTAGTTGCAGGTGCCGTAGCATTAGCTGGATATGGTATATATAAAGGCTTAACAACGGAAGTGATTCCATCAGTAGATCTCTTTAAGGACAAGTTTACCGAAACAACAGAGACTATGGATGCTTACGGTAACAAAATCCAAGTGGCGCAAATAAAGACGGTGAATTTCTCAGAGTCTACCAAAAAAGCTGTTGGTAACTACATGAAAATGAGTGATGAGATGGAGAAAACCCTCACTGATATGTATATTAATTCGGTTTATATCACCGATAAAAATACTAAGGAAATCACAGCTAAATATAAAGAGATGGGAAATCAAATCAAAGCCGGAACCCAGAAAAAATACGATGAGACCTACGGAATAATGAAGACTTTCTATGCTAACTCAAAAGCTTTAACAGAGCAAGAGGAAAATAGATCTCTCGAGAGTTTAAAATTAAATAATGATATAGAGAAGAAAAGTGTGGATGCTTATGTTAAGGAAATTAACTCGATTCTTCAAAAGGCGAGTGATGAAAGAAGAAAATTAACCTTGGATGAACAACAGCAGATTAATGGTATTCAAGAAAAAATGAAAGTAGATGCTGTTAAAAAGCTATCCGATACCGAACTTGAGAGCAAAGTGATTTTGGAAAGACTTAAGAGTTATGGTACGCGTGTTACGGCTGAACAAGCAGCGGGTATTATTAAGAATGCTAATGATACTAGAGATAAGGCTGTTTCAGCTGCTAATCAGCAATATGATAAAACAGTTTCAACTATAGTTAAAATGAGGGATGAAAGTCATTCGATAACCTCTGAGCAGGCTGACAAGCTTATCAAGGAAGCTACTCGACAAAGAGATGAAAGTATTAATAAAGCTCAAGAGCTCCGAGAAGGAGTGGTTGATAAGTTAAGGAAAATGAACCCCGAGGTAGTAGAACAGGTTAACCTTGTGACGGGTAAAATCAAAACTGCTTGGGATAAGATTAAGGACTGGTGGAATAATTTGTGGTTTGAGCCTAAAAAGCTAGACGCTTCTGCCAATGTTAAAGTCAATTCACAATATACTAATACTTATGTGGAAGGTCTGGCAGAGGCATACGGTTATAAGATACCAAAAAATGCATCAGGAACAAATTCATTTACCGGAGGACTTACAACCTTACATGAGAAAGGATACGAAGTATATGATCTACCTCGTGGAACTAGGATTTATAACCATGAGGCTTCCGAAGATATGGTGAGAAAAGCTGCAGAAGCTATTGTAGGCAATTCTTCAAAAAAAGTTGAACAAAATTTTTATGGTAACCTCATAGTACAGGATAAAAACAACAAGGATGCAACTTTAAACCAGCTCACATTCTTAGCTGAGTATTAGGAGGTGGATATTATGAAAGTTGTGGATTTAAAATTAGATGACTTCAGCCTTATGAGCCCGGGATATAGTTTCACCGTTGAAGGTTTGTTTGATCTATACAAAAATATAATTACAAATGCTATCGCATCAGATGGAGAAAGTTATTATAAATCTATGATAAACAGTAAAAACATTGTATTAAATGGTTTGATATTTAATAAAGATATCAGCCCATTACGGGATGTGCTTAAGGAAAATAAGATTAAGAAATTCGCAGTAGTTACATTAGAAGGGAAACTAATCTGGAATGTAGAGGTATCGAACTTTATCAAATTAAGTAATAGTAAAAGAGCTAGCATCCTACTTAAAGCCAGTGATCCTCATTATTATAGCGGTGAGACAAAAAGAATTTTGTTAGGAGCGGTATCGAACAGCTCTTTAGTATATCCGATAACCTACCCGATATCTTACGGCAGCATTACAGGATCAGAAGGTATAGTAGCAAACCAAGGCAATACAGTAGCTTATCCAGTCATTTCTATAGTAGGCACCTGCAGCAACATAACGGTAACTAACCAAACTACAGGTGAAAGTATGAGTGTATCCGTAGCTTTAAATGATGCAACAGATACACTTGTTATAGATAACCGACCTGATACACGAGGCATATATCTTAATGGTGCTAAGAGGATGGATCTGAAGCAAGGGCATTGGATAAAATGCCTTCCAGGGGATAATACCTTTACATTTCAAAGGGACTCTCTGCAGAGCGATAAAAAACACTGTACTGTTGAATTGCAATCGAGGTGGATATAATGCGATACCTCAAGATATTTGATAGATTTCACAATATTATAGACGAGATAACCGAATATTCGGGGTTAAAATACACCTGGACTCTTAATGGTTTAGGTAAATGCCAATTTGATGTACCCTTAGAAAGTCAAAAATGCACTCCAGAGAACTTTAATTTTTTAAATCATATAGAGATATGGGATGAAACGAATAATAAATGTTGCTGGGGAGGTGTATTGGTAGACAGGAACTTCCAAACACCTAAGCTATCAATATCTTGCTTTGGATACCTTTTCCTGCTTAAGCAAAGGAGATTCAGGGCAAAAACTTATCCAGAGCTTACTTATGCAGCTCTGTTTCAACAAATGATCGCCGATACTAACATAATTTCACCAACAGGTGTAACTATCGGAAATATACAAGCTGGCTCTTTGAAAACGCAGCGTAAAGTTGAGGACAAAGACTACTTACTAGATATGATTCAGGAATATATTAACGACTGCAATAATGATATTGAAGTGGATAATAATAGGCTGTTTAATTTCTATCTAAGGAAGGGAAAGGATAAATCGTTCTATACCCTTGAATATGGTGGAGATGCTGATAATATTCTGACAGATCCTGGGCTAAGCCAAAGTGTACAAAACCTAGCAAACTCAATATACAGTGAGTCAGACAACGATGTTACGGTATTAACTTCACTTGGTCAGGATACAACGTCAATCAATCTTTATGGCTTAGTAGAAGGCTCCTATAGTGCCAATAGCGGCATTGTTAATCAGAGTACTCTTGATAACTATGTGCAGGGAGAATTGCAAAGAAGAGCTTATGCTACAAATGCTGTAAGCCTTAACGCAAAAGATAGCAGCCTTTGCCCTTTTGAGGATATAGAGGTTGGTGATAGTATAACCGTATCCTTAAAACCTTATTGGGAATATAAAGAGCTCCTAAGAGTTTTGGAAATGACCCACAATGAGGAAGCTGGTGAAAGAGATATTGTAGTAGGACAAACCCTATACAGACCACAGCCACCTAAAATTAAACTATATAGAAAGTAGGTGATTTGATGATAAAGACTAATTATTTTGATGGAACTGGATATACTGCAGCTGACGATGTTGCTCCTTGGGCATCGCTTTTAACCGGTGGAGTATTCGATATCTCTTCAGGTGCCTTTCAAACCAACGCACATTCTCCTGCCAATCTTAGTGTGGATGTGCAACCAGGAGCAGCGATAAAAAATGGCTATTACATTAAATCGGATGCCGTAGAAAATGTACCCATAATTGCAAATACAAGCGGATATAACAGAATAGACATTATTGTCTTAGATGTAGATGAGATAAATAAAGTTACTACTATAAAAACTGTACAAGGCACACCTTCAAGCTCCCCAACAGCTCCGTTACCTGCGTCAAATCAATTAAAGATAGCTGAAGTTTCAGTAGGTAACAATGTAAGTGTAATAAACACGGGTAATATAACAGATAAGCGAGTAAATGTAGATATCCTTGGTTCGTCCTTGGCTGGTAAAATCGATAAAAATGAGAGCGCTATTTTTAGCGTTTCCGGTGGAACTCTTACATTACTGAATGGATGGACAGACTCTTCATCAAACCCACGTTTTTATAAAGATAGTCTAGGTATTATTCATTGTAGAGGTAGAATCAGCGGAGGAACCATGACAGCCGGCACTATTCTTTTTAATTCCCCGGTTGGCTATAGACCTACATCAACTATTTATATGTATGGGGTAACCTATGCTAGCGGAACCGACCAAGCAGTACAGTTATTACAAATGGATGCTAATGGTAACCTAAGTTTAACTTATGCTTCAAAAACAATTGTTGTATTTGATTTTAGCTTCAAGCCTGGATATTAGGAGGTTAATGCATGGATCAATTAGAAACTGAATACGGACCATTTACAAACAATGAGGTTACAGGTAAAACAGCTGAAGAAGTTTATAATGAATGGCTGTTAAATAAAGATAAGCCTCTTGAACCTACAGAGGTTGAATTACTACAAGAACAAATTGCAATAATGCAAGGTGCTCTTGATTTCATAATAATGAATTATTAGAAAGGATGGAAAGGAGATGAATGAAATGGCTTTATACTTAGCTCAGGGAATCGAAGAAGGAAGACTTGATTATAAAACTGTATTTACTAATCCAAAGCTAGCTTCTTTAAAGGATCCTGTTGATGCAATGCTTATAGCTGATGGGTTCCAAAACAAAATAGTTCCTTTAGTTTAATATCTGAGGGCAAAGTATAGGACTGTAATAGGTCTTTTTATTTTGCCCTTAATTTAATGAAAGAAAGAGGTAAAAACATGAAAAAGGAAACTCTTAACACTATCGTTGCTCTGATCGGCACCTGGTGTACATACATCTTTGGAGCCTGGGACACAGCTCTCGCAGTATTAATACTCTTTATGGCCATGGACTACATTACGGGGCTTATGGGTGGAATAATTAATAAGACCTTAAGCAGCTCTATTGGCTTCCGTGGAATATTCCGTAAAGCTACTATATTAATAGTGCTCATTGTAGCAGTATCTTTGGACAGGCTATTAAACTCAGGCAACTGGGTTTTTAGGACTTTAGTTTGCTATTTTTATATCGCGAATGAGGGAATATCACTAGTAGAGAATGCTGCTAAGATTGGACTACCAATACCGCCAAAGTTGCTGGATATATTAGCTCAGCTGAAAAACAAAGGTGGCACTGAAGAAAATAAAGAATAAATTATAATAGTGGGAGGTAAATATAATGGCAGATAATAAAGGCTTAGTTGAGTTTGCGAAAGTAGCACTTATAGGAGGATGGGGATACGTATGGGGCACCTTTGGCAGGATGTTGACGGAAGATCAGCTTAAGCAAAAAATATCACAATATCCGGATGGCGTCGGCAACTATGAAGGCTTCATAAGAAAGACTTGGATGGGTAAAAAGACTGTAGACTGTGTAGGACTTATAAAGTCGTATTACTGGACCAAAGACGGTAAAGTAACATATGATGCCGATACGGATGTAAGTGCTGATGGTATGTATAGTAAAGCTGGAGAAAAAGGCACCATAAGTACTATCCCTGAGATACCTGGATTGTGTGTATGGCATAAAGGCCACATAGGGATTTACATCGGTAACGGACAAGTCATAGAAGCAAAGGGTACTAAGTACGGTGTTGTACAGACAGCCTTAAAGGGCAGTTCTTGGACTCATTGGCTAAAGTGTCCTTTTATCGACTATATAGAAACAAATAACGATGATCTAAATAATAAAATAGATAAGGTGGTAGATGGTATGAAGGTAATAGATATACAGAAGTTTTTGAATAAGGTAGGAGTAACATCGGACGATGGCAAGGTACTTAAGGAAGACAACTCTAGAGGACCAAAGACAAACGAAGCAATAGCAAATGCAAAAGAAATATTAAAAGAGATATTAAGATAAGCATCAAGGTACTCCTTCGGGGGTACCTTTTATTTTTTTGTAAAAAATAAGGAGGATTTACGGCTATAATGTAGAATAAATATTTAAAAATGGTAAATAAGGGAGGAATTTGATTGAGCTTTACTATTGAAAAAGAAGATATTGCAACTTTACGTCAAATAGGGATTGATGTATTGCCAGAGGACAGAAATTATTGGTTCATAAGGACCCAAAAAGGTACATATTATGAAGACTTTATAAATGAAGGTTTTATAGGTATAGAATGGGATGCAATTAGTGATAAAGATTATATTATAACTAACGATGAATCAGCTCTAAAAGCAGATGTAATAAAGTTTTACCCGGATAATGATCGACCAGGTTATGTAGCTGCACAAATTAAAAAATTTGCACAAGGATTAAAGAAAGGTGACATTGTATTAATACCAAGTGAAGGTTCTAAATGGATATCATTTGGTGAAATTGCAGACGATCAGATGTACATATATGAGGAAGATGAAGAAGACTATCAAAGAATGATAGATGTTTTTTTTGCGGAGTTAGACAGTAAGGAAGAAAAAGCAATATTAAGGAAACGCAGGAGTGTTAATTGGATAAAGCATGTTAAAAGAACGGATTTAGATCCATATCTATATAGCATTATATACTCGCATAACACTATAGTTGATGCTAATACATACAGTCTTTTTATTGATAGAATGCTATCTGCGTTTTATATTAAAGGTGATAGCGCGTATTTTACATATAAAGTTAATAAAAAAAGAAATATCCCTTATGGGGATTTGTTAAGACTTCTAAACAATAATAATAAAATTATTGATTTTATAAATAAATACTCGGAAAGTATTCAAATAAATCCTGACGATATAATTATTAAAATAAATGTTCAGTCAAAAGGACCTATACAACTACAAGGCGCAATTACATTTGTGCTAGTATTCGGTTTAATAGCTGGTTGTATCTTTGGCACTGAAATGAATTTTGAATATGCAGGTTTTAAATTTGGTTTCAAGACCGCTGGGCTATGTAACCTAATAACTACAATAGACCAAGTTCTCAGTAAAGATGATATGAAAGAAGATGAATTAAAAAAGTTAATTCAAGAATTAAAATCAGACAAAGAAAAACTAGATTTAGTATTACCTGAGGTAAGAACCGAACTAGCTAATAAACAATTAGAAGAGATAAAGGGATCATCTGTTTCAGATAAGGTAGAAGAAGCAGGGAGAATAAAATAAAAGAGCCAATTTATGGCTCTTTTATTTTATAATTTATAAATAGGTTTAAAAATCGATAAATGTAAAAATTAATATTAAACTGCCCAAAATGCTTACAAAATCGTCTAGATACAATACTTTTATAAATGTTTTATTATTAAAGGAGAATAGTTTACACACAGTAAGTTTTAGTATGAAATAAAAAACACTAAACAGTATAGCAAAAGAAGCTATTAACTTAAGTGTATTAAACATAGTTATAGCAAATTGATTATTCATACTAACTCATCTCCTTTTACTTTATTATAATATTGTTTTTATACATTACAATAGCTTTTTTATTAATATTTTACGATTTTATTTTGCTTGTATAGTAAATTCTATCTGATATTTCCATGTAATTAATATCAATCAATATAGTTATAAGCAAAAGCCCCAGACGAATTCCAGAGCTCTTGCCTTTAAATGTTCAAAAATATAAATAATGGGGGAACATTATATTATTATTTACACTAAAAGGATTTTTAAACACTCTATATTTATTAGAAAAAGAAGGAATATGAGCTTTTATGTCAAATATACTAAATGTATAAAAAAGAGGGGGTGGAATTTATCTTGAAACGTTGGATATATGTATTATTATCATTACTCGTAGTCGGATTATTAACTGGTTGCGCAAGTAGCAATGCTGCAGCTCCAAAACAAGAAAGCAGCAGTACTAAAGAAAATTCAAGCTTATTGAGCAAAACCGAGATGGATCAGGTGTACACGGATCCTAATAAATTTAAAGGCAGGACAATTGAATTAAATGCAAAGATATTTGCAGATGTGGAGAGGGACGATAAAGGGACTTACTTTCAAGCTTTTGCAGATCCTGAGAACTCTTCAAAAAACACTATTGTGCGTATTGCAGATTCAAAGCTTGACATTAAGCAAGGTGATATAGTGCATATAGTGGGTAAAATTGATAAAAAGTTTGAAGGCCAGAACCTTATGGGTGGTGATGTTACTGCTCCTGTTGTAACTGCTTCTAAAGTTGAGAAGACAGATTATGCTGCAGCTTTCATGCCAGCTATTAATACAATCGAAGTAAATAAAGAAATAAATCAAAATGGTTACAAGATCAAGCTTAAGAAAATTGAAATAGCTGAAGCGGAGACTAGAGCTTACATCTCTATAACTAATGATACTAAAGATAAAATTAACTTTTACCTGTATGAATCTAAAATCGTACAAGATAGTAAACAAATAAAACAAGAAACAAATTATAAGGCTGAGTACCCAGACATGCAAACTGATTTGTTGCCTGGTGTTAAAGAGGATGGTATCATATCCTTTAAGCCCATGAATCCAAAAGGCAAAGCTAAGGTAAGTTTTGAAGGATCCAGTGACAATTATGATATCGATATAAAACCTTTTGTTTTTGATATAGATATTAAATAGCTATAAAGCACCGGTTAACCCCGGTGTTATTTTTTATATTTTCTAAATTCAACTAGGTCAAAAGGACATACATCTAAAGCTCTTGCTATTTTAAAAAGTAGAGTGAGAGTTATGTCATATTTACCATTTTCAACTTCACTTAAGAAACTTTGACTTATACCAACCTTTTGGGCTAACTGTGTTTGTGTTATGCCATTTCTTCTTCTAAATCTCTTTATCCTTAGTGAAAACATGCGAGCCTCCATACCCGAATTATAAAAGTTTGATATGTAAAAATCAATGGCAAGTAATGTCACTAGACATAAGGTTATGTTACTTGTTTGCAAATTGCATACATTTTATAATTTAAAGGGGTGAGGTGAATTTATGCTCGTACATAGAGAAAGAATAAGCAACTCAATAGATAAAGAATTGTATAGAAGACTTAAAAAATTATCAGAAGATACCCGGGTACCTATAAGCAAGTACCTGGATGAAGCTATAGAGGACCTTTTAAAAAAACACTCTCAACAAAAGAAGTAGATTATGTAACTTTTTGTAATACTCTTACATAGTAAATGTCGAAAATATCGGGGCACCCGATACAATCCTGTTTTATAATCAGTATATACATATTAAATAACAGGGGGCGTATTGAGGATGTATGATAATGAGAGTGAACAAGACCAAAAATTAAAGCGCGAAAATGACCAGCTTAGAAATGAAAACAAAATACTCCGAGAACTTATTACCAATATTAAAATTGTTGTTATGAAAAAACTTAATAAGGAATGAAAGAAACCCCCAAATGTGCTTGGGGGTTTTAATCTGTCCTCTAACTGTCCTGGAATCGTAGTTTTAAGTATTTGATATTCCTTTATATTCTAGTAATAAATAACAAGAATGGCTACAATGCACATGTTATAGAAATATAATAAATCATATTCAGCTCAAATAGAGGTCTGCAAAACCTCTACCCCCAGTTCAAATCTGGGTGGCGCCTCCAAAGAGTAAACCCTTGGAAACACTCAGTTCCAAGGGTTTATATTTAACTAAAAACTTAACATCTAAAATGGTCTATCTGTCCTGTATCTGTCCTATCCGCGAAGTAGGACAGATGAATAACTTAGGACAGAAAGATTATTTAACCTGATTGACTGCTGTGCTGAAAAGCTCGGCAGTCGATTTTTTTATGTCTTCATTTACATGGATGTAAATATCATCTGTGGTCGATACTCTGCTATGGCGAAGCCTTTTGGATATTTCTTGACTTCTGGCGCCATTTGAATACAATATTGTGGCATGAGTATGTCTCAGACCATGGAAGGTTATCTTCTTACAACCTAGAGCTTTAACAGCACTTGTAAAAGCTTTTGTAACGTAAAGTGGACGAAGAGGACGACAATCATCCCAAGAGCATACATAGGTAAATTTATTCTCATTTTTTTTAGTGGCATCTTTTATGTTTACTACTTTACTAACCTTATCAATACCGGATAGAGCAACTTGTCTTCTATACTCTTCTTCTAGAACTTTAGTTAAATCAGACGTTAAAGCCACGCTGGCTTTACTGGCTTCTGTCTTTGGATCTTCTAGGGCTAGCTTCTTTTCTTTCTGTACCATGTTATTATTTACTTCAAGATATCCTTCCTTTAAGTGCACATCTTGCCAGCGCAAGGCACATATCTCACCTTCTCTTAAGCCTGTATGATATGCGATAAATGCTGGAAGATAAATCTTTTTATCTCTCACAGCTTCTAAGAATGCTGTAGCTTCTTCTATGGACCAATAACTTATAGTTCTGTTATCATCTTCGGGAGATGTAGCATAGGCAGCTGGGTTCTTAGCTATCATATCCCAAGCAACTGCTTTATCAAGCGCTTGATGCAAAACTTTATGGGTTTTTAATATCGTTCCGTCCATGTACCTTCTTTTCTTATTGCCATTTTTTAAAATCCTCATTTCTTTCTTCAAATCAGAGTAAAATCGCTCAATTATAGGGGCTTTTATTTTCTCTAGGGGTAAATGTCCTAATTGCTTCTTTATACAACCACATAATGTCTTATAACGCTTCTGCGTTTGATATGCAGTGTTAGTTATGACATAGGTATCGAACCAATAATCCAAGTACTCAGAGAGTTTCATAGAACCTTTTAAATCTAGTTCACCAGTCTTGTAAGAAGTTAAAATCCCTGCTTCCCAGAGCTTTGCTTCTTTTAAGGTTTTCTTACTTAATGGTTCAAATAACTTTGTCTTACGTATCTTCTTATTAGTAAGAGGGTCTTTTCCTAGATATACCTCGACATAATAACCTTTTTCCGTTTCTCTTATAGCCATCATTATCACCTCCTTTCCATACAATAGAATGCATGTTCTTTTATTTTGGCGCAAAAAATTACCAGGCTGCTCTAACGATTTCAATGAGTTTATTTGGATCGTTTTTAGTGCAGCTCTTGGTGAATTTATTGGCTTCATCTTCAAAGATTTTTATATCGCCTTCTTTACCTAGGTGCGAGTATATATGCTTAGCTTCATGCCACAATGTTTTAAGTTGAGCTTCTTGTGATAGTGAGCTATTTATTATCATTAAACATTTTCCGTTACATCCAATATAGGTAAGCCCGTGAAGCGTTGATAATTCTGTAAAAACTATTCTTACTGAGGAGTCTTCTTCTAATCTTCTCATATATTGACCAACATCAATTAATTCTTCCTTAGTCAAACCCAATCCCCCTTTATGCACATAACCATAGAAAGTCTTATTGGCTGCTTTCTTTTTCAAAGATTCTTATTATATCAAGTACTTTTTTGGCATCCTCGGGGGACAGATCCTTAACTTTCTTAAAAAGGATTCTATTTTCTTCTGACATATTATTTAAAAAGTCTTCTTCTGTTTCACCTGAATCATGAACTATTGGATCTCCGTCAAAAAAATCATCAACTCTCACATTAAGGGCGGCAGCTATCTTTGATAGTGTATTAGCATTTGGTGAAGTTTTCTTCCCACTTAATATCTCATGTAAAGTGGATTGACCTATACCAGCCTCTTTTGCAAGCCTGTATTTAGTCCAATCTTTTAAATTCATATAATGTTCAATCTTTTTCCTGTTAAACATAACCGCCCTCCAAATAACTATTTCGCTATAACTAAATAATATAGAATATATTTCGCAAAGTCAAGGTATTTCGCGAAATAATAAGCTTGTACGATATAAATTACTTAAATAGTGCAATTTAGCGAAATAGTGACATTGAAAGTATTTCGCTTTAACGATAATATTTAATCACGACATATAATTCGCTAAAAAGAAATAGTGAGGAGGTGAAAGCTTGACTATAGGTGACAGGATAAGAGAAATTGCAGAACGTAAGTCTATCAGTATGTATCGAGTAGCTGAGGAGGGAAAAGTTTCTAACGCATACTTAAGCGATTTGATAAACAATAAGCGATTAAATCCATCCATTAGTATTCTTAGAAAAATTGCGAAAGGGTTAGATGTACCATTAAAAGACTTAGTGAACTAAAGGAGGACAAGCATGGAAATCAATACAAAAGCGATAATTGCAATTCAGTGCTACACCATAAAGGAAGTAGCAGAAATGTTCAAGTCTTGTACAAAAACGATTAAGGCTGAATTCGAGCGTGGTAAATTAGGTGGTTTTTATCTCGGCAATGAGCTCAGATTTAGACAGGAGCACATTGATGAATATACTAAAACAATTCAAGACGGAAAATCAGTTAGGGAAAGAGCACTAGAAGAGCTGGTGAGTAAACTTAGTAAAGAGAATACCGAATTAAGAGTCTTAATTAATAGAATCGAAGCAGTGACATTTGAAGCTTCGGCTAGAAAATATTAGTGAACGGAAAGGAGTACAAGCAGTGAAAGAAATTCAAATTTTTAAAAACGAACAACTTATACCAATCAGAGAAGGTGAAACCGGTGAGGTGATATTAAATGCTAGAAATCTACATGAGTTTTTGAAGGTTCAGCAAGACTTCTCCCATTGGATAAAAAATCAACTAGAAGCTATAGGTTCAGAAGAAGGAAAAACGCATACGTCTTTAAAGACGAGTGCAAATAATGGTGGTGGTATTAAGATTGAATACATTCTAACAATGGATGCTGCAAAAGAAATCTGTATGATATCTGGAGTAGCTCCAAGAACCAATGAAGAAACCAAGAGATTGAGCAAACAAGCCCGTCAATATTTTCTCCAGGTAGAGAAAGCCTGGAACAGCCCAGAAATGATTATGAAGAGAGCTTTAGAGTTTGCAAGCAAAAATGTTGAAAGATTAAAGCTCGAAAATGCAGAGAGAGCAAGACAGCTTGAAGAACAGAAACCGAAAGTTATATTTGCGGATAGTGTACAAGCTTCAAAGACATCAATCTTAGTCGGTGACTTGGCGAAAATTATTAAGCAGAATGGCCACGAAATAGGTGGAGTTAGGTTGTTTGCTTGGTTAAGAGAGAATGGCTATTTAATCAAAAGAAAAGGTACTGACTACAATATGCCAACGCAGAAAGCTATGGAACTAGGATTATTTGAAATCAAGGAAACATCTATAAGCCACGCTGATGGGCATATTAGTATATCCAAGACACCTAAGGTTACCGGTAAGGGGCAAGTTTATTTCATAAATAAGTTCGTCAATTTAAAGAAAGTAGACAAGCAGTAACGAAAGGAGGACAAGTTATGAACATAAAAATTCTTCTTGCCTATGTTAAGACCTGTAAAAACATGAACATAGAACCAACTGTTGGCGGTCTTAAAAATTTCAAGTGGCATCACTTTTAGGGTGATGGATCCGCGAAGGGAGGTGATGAATTTGCAGGATGAGTTAAGCGAGAAATATGAAATAGCTGATGTTCTTTCAGTAGATGTTGTTGAATTATTATTACGACAAGTCGGGGTTGTCCATGTGGTTACGGACGGAATATATGTGCAGATTGACCAGGAGATATATAAATAAAGAAGGAGTGTATAAAAAAATGGCAAAAAAAGAGTTGAAAATTAGTAGTGGAATTTGTTTAGTAAGTAATTCTAGTTATTCAGGGCTTTCATTAAACGGCAAAGAGCTTAAAGTGATAATCGAAGAAAATCTACCCAGCATGGGAGAATACGAAAAGTACGTTGGGGAGTTAAGACTTGAGCTTAGCCTTATTATACCTGAAAGAGAAGAACTCCAGGTGGAACGAAACTACCAGAATGAAGTACCAGTAAAAGATGAAGTGGAGGAAAATATTAATGAGTGAATTAGCAAGAGAATATGTACCACAAGCTATCAATAATGACATTGAAGCAGATGCTTTGGTGGAGCAGATTCGTGATATGGAGATTGAATACAATCGCATAGAGCTTATCGGGAAGAATAAAATCCAGTCTATAGAGGATGACCTAAAAAGGCGCAGAGAGCAGCTGGACAAGCAAAGATTCTATATAAAAGCACAGCTGAGAGCCTACTTTATGACCATTACCCCAAAAGCAACCAAGACTCAAGCAAAGTACAAGCTCCTATCTGGTGAGTTAGTAATGAAAAAGGGTACTGATCAGATAATCAAGGATGATGAAAAGCTCTTGGAATGGGTCGGTAAAAATGCTCCTGAATACGTGAAAATAAAGGAATCGGTTGATTGGGCAGGTCTGAAACCTAAGGTAAAAATCCACAATGATGCAGTAATTGATGAGAATGGACAAATTGTTGAAGGCCTTGGTGTAATTAAAAAGCCTGAAGAGTTTATTGTAAAGATTGATTAGGAGGAAAAGTGATGGCAGAAACAAAAAAAATGAACCTGCTGCAGAAGATTAATGCAGTAATGAAGGATGTTGAGTATCTTTCAAAAGATGACAAGGTTGAGTTTGGATCCACAAAGTATAAGGCAGTTTCAGAAGAGAAGGTTACATCAGCGGTAAGAAAAAGCATGGCCAACCATGGGTTAGTAATTTTTCCAGTAGAACAGGCGCATAGCAAAGAAGGCAACCTGACAACTGTAAACGTAAAATACAAGCTCGCGGATATAGATACAGATCAATTTGAAATCATAGTAAGTTCTGGAACCGGTGTGGACACTCAAGATAAAGGTGTAGGAAAAGCTATGACATACGCTTTCAAATATGCGCTACTTAGGACATTTGCAATCCCCACTGGCGAGGATCCGGACAAGATAAGCTCTGCAGAATGGGATGAGAAGCTTAAAGATAAAGGAAACAAAGACCAGGCTCCAGGTAAGGGTGCCCAAACAACAGGTGATTACATAACGGAAGCCCAAAGAAAACGACTCTTTGCTTTAGCTGGGAGGAATGGAACTGAGATCGTAAAACAAGCACTCTTAAAGAAAGGAATAACTAACTCTGAGAAAGCTTTGAAGTCTGATTATGACTCAATATGTGCAGAAATCAGTGAAGAAGTCAGAAAGAAAGAGATGACAAATGTGTAACAACAAAAAGGCACCCTCCCCAGGATGCGCTTTTGAAAACCGGTAGGGGCTCAGACCAGCTCCTACCACCCATATTATACCATGATGTTATTTGAAAATAAAGGAGTGTACCAAAAGTGGTGAACCAGGACGTTGTTAAATATGCTGCCAGAGCGGTAGTGAGATACCTGGATGGAAATCTCGATGAGTACAAAAGATTAACAGACATGGCCATGAGCTTTCATACCAAAGAGCCGGAGTTAATGGACTGCAGATATAAAGTAAATGGACAGTGGGTAAAGGCAAAAATAAACTGGAATACCGGTGAGATATTCGATATGTCCGGAGGACTTGTTAGAAAGGGGTTGAGGGCATGATAGTAGTCTATGTGATAGCAGCAACTATTGTGGCTATATTTATAGCCGTGCTCATGGCTTGTATGCAGATATCGGGGGAGCTTAGCAGAGAAGAAGAAAAACGCAGTATGTGTGACAATAACTGCTATGACTGTGATGCCTGGGATTGGTGCTTTATGTCAGACCAGAAGGAGGACAAACATGGGAAATGATGCAGTATCGGTTGTTGATATAAAAGCGGCTAAACAAAAGATAAAGGTATATAAGGAGGCTTTAGAGGAGGTTTTAATAAATCTTCGCAGTATTGAGATTCCGAACGAAGCTGACTCTTATATAGATGACAGTATTAATATAATAACCAGTGTCTTAGCAAAAGGAGAGGATAAATTTGAATAAGGTCGTTTTGATAGGCAGATTAACAAAGGATCCTGACCTGAAGTTTGCTGCAGGTTCAGGCAAAGCAGTTACGAGGTTCACTTTAGCAGTTAACAGAGACTTCAAAAAAGATGGACAGCAGGAGGCTGATTTTATAAACTGTGTAGCCTTTGATAAGAGAGCTGAAGCAATAGCAAATTATCTCACGAAGGGCCGCCTAGTTGCCGTTACTGGAAGGATCCAGACTGGTAGCTACGACAAGGATGGAGTTAAACATTACACTACGGATATTATGGTGGATGGGTTTGAGTTCCTTGAGAAAAAGCAAGATAGTACTAGCAACGCCGGGAGCTCGGCAAGACAAGCCAATGGTAATGATAGCGGAAAAGATGATTATATAGGTGAGCCAATTTATGGAGATGATATACCATTTTAGTAAAAATGAAAGGAGAAAATTATGCCAGATAGGAAACTTATCAATAAAGAGGATTTATACAAGTTCTTCGATGAAAGAGCAAATCAGTTGAAAGAGAAAACTCTTAAAGAGGCTATGGCCGCTTTTGATATGGCTGAATCAACAACCGAAACATATTACTACCAGTGGAAGAGGCAGTACTGCCACATGTCCAGTAAAAACAGCAAAACATCAAAGAAGAAAAGAGAACTTAAGGCTTCAGTAACATTGTTCGACAAGCAAATAATTCCAGAACTTAACGCAGAAGCTGAAGAAACAATAGAGAAAACTTCTAAGGTTGTTGCACAATTAGAAGCTGCACCGGTGGGGCAAAATGAGAATTGCATCAGTGAAGCTGTTATAACTCAAAAGATTAATATTCAACCAATTTCAGCAAAAGGTGAGATTGGTAACTATATGATAGGAACTCATTATGCCACTCTTAAAGGTTTCCAAACACCAATTAAGTTAACGGAAGAATTTTTGGCAGAGTGTAGAGCAGTGATGGAGATGCAGCAGAAAATATTCAAATAGTGTAAGGGCCCTTCGGGGTCCTCCTTAATCGGAGGTGTAAAAATGAATAGAAAACAACGGAGGAACGTTGAGAAGAAGGTCAGGACGAAAATGACTGATAGCCAGTACCTTGAATACAAAGTCTGGGTACTCGAAGAGACAATAAACATTGAGATAGAACGAAGAGTAAAGCTTATATGGGATGGGATAATTAATGACATTATGGTGTCTATGAAAGAGCACCGGATTAGTGAAGAACGCATCGGGAAGATAGTAAGTAGAGTTGTCGAACTAGGTCAGGATAGAGACATTAGCAACGCAAGAGATGGAGGTAAGAGTAATGTTATCAAAGAGAAAAGTGTGTTTTGAAAATTTAATTGCTCTTTACATCTCAATAGAAAGGGAGTGTCCTCCGGAAGTTGCCTTCAAATGGCTAGACCGTTACTTAGGAGACAATAAAGGACGTCATGAAAACAAGCCCCGTTTCCCTTGGAGTAAAGATGATGTTGAGGACATAGTTGCCCTAAGATCATCAGGAGTCTCATGGGATGATATCGGCGAAATGTACGGAGCTAAATCGGCATTAAATATGATATCTCAAGCAAGGCGGTTGTCGATTGAGTTTGATATACCTTATCAAATTAGGAGGTTAGAAAAAGTATGAAAAGAGGGTACCTTAACAGGGATGAAAGTAACCAACTCATGGTCATTATGGCTGCTGTACAGCTGATAAACGGAGAGAGAAATCTAGAAGGCAAGGCTCAAAAGCCTATGTGGGAAGATTGGACAAACCGCGGCATGATGGATAAGGAACAGGCAAAATGGCTCAAGACTGCTAACACGTATCTTAATAAATTCATTGTAGAAAAGCTTAAGGATCTTGATAAAGAAGAACAGGTAAAAATACTTAAGAAGATTCAGAAGTTTGATTTCAAGTTGGTTGATGACTATACCCTGCAAAAGCTCTTCAGGGATATGTCTGACAAAATGAAGTTTATGACTATGCAGCGTGAGGATGGCTATAAATGGACAGAAGAAATCATGTCAGCTAACTGCAAAAACTGTACCAAAGACCGTCAAGGTTGTGAGCTCCATAAAATCTTTGAAGACAACATTATACCAGAGAGCAGTTGGGATCTACCGAATTGTGAATACTCTTACTTTCCTCCGGAGGTGAAGAAAAATGCCTAGAAATGTGGAAGATAGCCGGTTACTTGCAAATATCATTATAACGGCAATCCAAAAGCTCTGTGAGAAATTCAATATGTCCTTAGGTGTGTCCGGAGGGAAGTTAATCATTATTGACCATGAAGTTAATAAGAGCTACAAGCTAGTAATTGGAGGAGCTGCGCATGAAAATAAAAATTAAGAATCGTATTGCTCAAATGTTTTGCAAACATGACTTTCAAAACTTTGAAACACCTATAGATAGTAAAGCAAATCCTTTTGGGTTTGTAGCCCTAAATGATAACGGTATATGGGTTTGCGTTAAGTGTGGTAAAAAACTGAAGTAATTTAGAATATGAGAGAAAGGAAAGTGAGTTTATGGAGAATATAAAGTGTGATTTATGTGACAAAGAAATGCCTTATACAGATAAAATCACAATGGTAAATAAAATAAATAAAAATATTATAGATATTTGCGAAGAATGTTTTAACTATTTCTTTGGTAAATCAAATCAACGGATTAAGAAGTAATCGCTTTATATTACGAATTTGGAGAGGTGAAAGCCTTGGAATATAAACTAAGCTATATAGAAAAGTCTACCGGAAAGAGAATTGTAAAGTACTTTGAAGCTAAAAGTGATAAAGCAGCATTAAAGTATACTTATAAGTTCTTTGAAAAGATAAGTGGACAATATGAGGATCCATGGCTTTCTGAAGCCGAAGAAGAACAATTAAGTTTTATTTAAAAATTAGGTGTGCGCACACCTCCAGACGTGGAGGTTGAAATGAAACAGTTAAAAATATTTGATGAAATCATAGTTGATAACTTCGCCGGTGGCGGTGGAGCCAGTACCGGTATAGAGTTAGCAATAGGACATAGCGTGGATATAGCGATTAACCATGACCCAGCAGCAATAGCAATGCATAAAGCAAACCACCCCGAGACAGAACACTTTTGTGAAAATGTGTGGGAAGTTAATCCTGTTAAAGCAGTAAAGGGGAGACCAGTAGGACTAGCGTGGTTTTCGCCAGACTGTAAGCACTTTAGCAAAGCAAAAGGTGGTAAACCCGTAGAAAAGAAAATCCGAGGCTTAGCATGGATTGTACTTAAATGGGCAGCACTAGTTAGACCTAGGGTGATAATGCTAGAGAATGTAGAAGAATTTCAAACATGGGGTCCTTTAAATAGACGAAGACACCCTATAAAGAGTAAAAAAGGACAAACGTACTGGAAGTGGAGAGGACAGCTTGAAGCCTTAGGTTATGAAATTGATTCAAGGGAACTAGTTGCAGCTGATTACGGAGCTCCAACAAAGAGGAAAAGATTCTTTATGGTTGCCCGATGTGATGGAATTCCTATAGTGTGGCCGAAACCGACGCATGGTGATAGAAATAGTGAAGAAGTTATAAAAGGATTATTAAAACCTTATGTACCAGCTGCTGAAATTATTGATTGGGATATTCCTTGTAAGAGCATATTTGGAAGGAAGAAGCCACTTGCAGAAAATACTATGAAAAGAATTGCTAGAGGATTACAAAAGTTTGTCGTTGATAACCCAGAGCCATTCATAATGCAGATAGGACATACAGGGTTCACGAAAGATAGAAATAAATCAATTAATGAACCATTATCTACAATTGTATCTAAAGCAGAACATTGTTTAATTACCCCAACTCTTATTCAATATCATTCAGAGACAACAAAAGATGGAGTAAGAGGACAATCGATACAAGAACCAATAATGACTTTAGATAGCTCTCCAAGATATGGCTTAGTAAGTGCTTTTATCAGTAAATATTATGATGGAACCTATAAAGGTGCAGGCAGTAAGTGCGATGAGCCACTCCATACAGTCACAGGTAAAGATCATAACGCATTAGTAACTGCCCATATCATTCAGATGAATAACAATATGATTGGTACAGATATGAGAGAACCTCTAAACACAATAGTGGCAGGACCAGGACATATAGGCGAAGTAAGAGCTTTCTTAATTAAATACTATGGACAAGGGATAGGGCAGGATATCAAAGATCCATTAGATACAGTTGTCAGTAAAGATAGATTCGGATTGGTTACAGTTGCTGGTATTGAATATCAAATCATTGATATTGGACTAAGGATGTTGGAACCACATGAGTTATTCGCTGCTCAGGGGTTCCCCAGCAATTACATAATAGACCATGACGATACTGGCAAGCCATATCCCAAGACAGCACAAGTAGCACGTTGCGGAAATGCGGTACCGCCACCATTTGCTGAAGCATTAGTAAGGGCAAACCTTCCAGAGCTGTGCGAAGGCAATGGTAAGTTTAGAGAAGTAGGTTAATGAATAATCTGAGGAAATTGCGAAGGAGTGAGATTATGCAGGAAAGAATATATAGGTGTTGTAACAATTGTCTATACAAGGATGATAGTTTTTATGGGTGTAGTAAAGCCAATGTATGTTATAGCGGGTTTAGTGCTTATTCTCCAAATGTTGAAACGAGAAAGAGCCTTGAAGAACTTGCAGAAGAAAGAGATTCGTAATTCAATGCTAGGCCGCCATGTGAGGATAAGTCGAATTATAAGGGGGTAAATATGTGTACTGGCTAATATATTATCATGCTGGTAAATTGGAAGGTTACAGAGCCAAACAATTTGTAGAATATGAAGAAGTTGAAATTTGGGTAAAAGAAATGGGAAATAAAATTAAGGTAATAGATTTAGCTGAAAGCTTAGACAAAGATTAATTCGTCTTTCAAGACTATTGCGAAGGAAGTGAAGGTACAAATGTTAATTTGCAGATATGATAAAGATGCTAATCCTAATTCATGTGCAGGTTGCCAG